ATCAATCTCGCTACGGGTAAAGCCGGACTTGTCGGTTTTAGCGAGTGCAGTCTGTATGAGCTCATCCGCGGTACTAATAATGCGGACATCGACAGACTGGCGGCGCAAAGCCTCATCCTCAGCCGCATAAGCATCTGCCGCTAATTTGAACAGGTTGTCATTGCGGCCACCCTCACCACCACAACCGCCATCTACAAGCTTGCTGTGCTCACGCGTCAGCAACGACTGCAGATCGATCTCACGGACGACTTGAGTTACAGCAGCTAAATCACGGCGTCTGGGCAGGAACTCAATCCAGGCCTCCGGCAGCTGAGCCACAGACTTGGGGGTGCCATCCCAGGTGTAGTAAGCGCCGCTGGGATGCTCACCAGCTGCAATAAACTGCTGTGATCGCCAAAAGACTTCTAGGTTACCTTTTTTCCATTTACCAGCATCTATGGGTAAGCGGGCAGACTGCTCGTCGCTCACACAATAGATATGTTTTTGCCTAGTGCTGTCATTGCTACGTCCAATAACCCAGGTGGGCAATAGCGGTAGTCCATGCGCCTGGCAGAAATCAAACGCATCAGTTCCGTCCAAATCGATGCAGACATACTTGGCCTTAGCCGTATTGATGCCAACAGACCTGACCTTATCGCCCATCTTGGCAATTTGTTGCGCTGTGTAGCCTTTCTGCTGCCAGGCTTTTTCGAGTGGAGCTTTATCTGGGCCACAAGGCACCAGGCATTCGCCTGGCATCTGCAGCAGCATCTCGGTTTTCCAGTTCATGTTAAACTTGATTTAGAAGCGACGATGTCGAGGTCGTCGTGGACAAAGAGAGTAGGGGATCTTGAGGCCTGGATAGAACCAGGCCTTTTTCATGTCCATGTCGAGTGTAGCATGGACAGGCGGTTCCGATGTTGTACCAGGCGGAACGCCTAGGTACGCAGAATGTCAAGCGCTTCATCAACCGAAGTCACGACGCCAGAAATACCGCCCAAATCACGAATGCGATTGAGAAAGGCAAGCTGATCTGGTCGTGGTTTTTCACCAGCTAGCTTTACTTCAAGCGCCACAAAAATGCCTTTGCCAGCGCGGCATTGAATGCCAATTAAGTCTGCAGACCCAGGTGGTAAGCCTGCAGTTACGAAAGCTCCATCCGCTGTCTTGAACGTGCCCACACTGTTCCTAAAAATCACGCAGTTTGGCACATTCTCCGAGATCGCAAGTCGGATCTCGTTCTGTAGCCTGGTCTCCTTTTGTACGGCCAATCATGGAAGGTTGATCAAATTGCATCTTAGCCCGTCCTGATGCTTCTGGCATCCCAAACGGCAATAGCACGCTTGCCCAAGCTCACAGTGATGTGATCTGATCGGCGTGAAATGACCTTGCCTCTCTCCATGCCGCCGCCCATTTGGATCCTGACGGCATCTCCATTTCGGATGCCGTCAAAATTACCAGGATCTTTTAGCCAACGATCTATGCTTGGCATGCCAACATCCATTGTTCCGTCATGCACTCCATCGTGGAAGCGTGGCGTTCAGCTATCTTCCAACTACGCATTTTGGCAAATTCCCTCCATGCCACGATCTGCCGATGATAGATTCGGGCTTTTTCGAGGCATTCACTGGCATCAGGCTCAAGAAGAATCATTGCGTTCTCAAGCTCTATCTCACAAAGTTTGGCACTAAGGGTGGTCTGGCGTGCGAGACCTAGGGGAGTGATACTTGGCATCAGTTAGAGAAGGAAGTAGAAACCTGCTGGGAGCGTAAGCCCGACTTTGCTGCGGGCATCTCATTGCCCATGCAGCAGATCAGGACTAGTGCAGCAATTGTGAACGATTTGAGGTAAATCATGAGATTAAAAGTACGGGTCGTTCCCGCTTGATCCCATTATAACATTTCATATCGCAAGATGTCAATGCCTATGGATGCCACGGGATGCAAGGACCCTATCCGCCCATCCGCGGGCATATCCCCTTTCTTTTGCGATCAGCTCTAATTCTTCCAGATTGCGTGCACGGCCAACCAGACGCCGTTTTTCCTTTGATATGCGCCTTTTTTCCTCTAGTAAGATGTCGGCCTCCTCGGGGATCCGACTGTCTAGCGGATGATGAAACCCGCAGTATGGACACACCCGCAGCGTTGGTCTATGAACACCAAAACAAGTCGGGCACACCCGGACTGCTACATTGGCCACTAGTCCGGCCCGCTCTTTCTTCTTCCCGCTCAAGCTCCATTCGCGCACGTCGTCGGGCATGCCATGCCGCTCGCTATTGCCAGCCGCATCCAGGATGACAGCGACATCAGCTGACGGGCGCAAGGCCCGACCAATCTGCTGTAGATGGAGGCCCAGAGATTGCGTCGGTCGGAGCAGTAACACGCAGTCACAATTTGGGACATCAAAACCTTCGGAGATTAAATCAACGCTGAGCAGGATCTTGATACGACCGGTGCGGAAATCTTCTACTACATCTTTTCTGCTCTGCTTAGCCATCTTGCCCTCGATGCAGCCAACTGCAACTCCAGCCTTTTTGAATGAATACTCGACTTCTTCCATGTGTGCCACTGACACGCAGAATCCAATCGTTTGTCGTCCGCCCGCTAGCAACTTCCAATTCTTGACAGCCGCGGCCACGACCTTGATCTCGCTCGTCCTCTCAGACAATGCTGCACGAGAAAAATCACCACCTTTACGGGTGAGGCCTTTAACGTCTGGTTGACCAGGCGGACAGAACAGCTTGTATCTAGACAAAAACCCGTCTCCGATCAAGCTGGCACTGTTAGGTCCTTCCACCATCTGCTGATATACGACGTCTAAGCCTCCACCATCCAATCGCTGCGGTGTAGCTGTGAAACCAAGCACCTTTGTGCTCTTTAAGATCTTTTCTTTCCAGGTACGGGCGCAAGAATGATGGGCTTCGTCCACGATGACTAGATCTTCACCATCCGGCACCCAGCTCTGGATAGTCTGCACGTATTTGTCTGGCACCTGATCCAGCAACTCACGTCTGTGAACCAAAATCTTGACTGTGGCTCCACTAGCCCTAGCCATTGCAGCAATCTCGCAAAAAATACGTGTCTTGCCGCCACCGGTAGGCAGAACGCAGAGCACCCGGTCATGCTCTCGGAGCCCAGCTCGTAACCGGTATAAGAGGTCCGTCTGGTAGGTTCGAAGTGGCATGCATTGACGTCTGTCGTTATCCTATGTTATCATAAGGGGGCCACGGCATCAAGCCTTGAAACCAACTCACCATCTAACCGACATTGAGTACCGGGCTCATCCGGCAGTCTCAAGATCAGCACTTACCGATTTGATGCGCAGCCCGCTGCATTACTGGGCCAAGCATGTGGATCCCAACCGCATTGAAGCTTCTATAGATAGCCCTGCCCTTAGGTTCGGCACAGCGGCGCACATGGCCGTTCTTGAAGAGCAGCGTTTCCGTGAAACCTACCATCTAGGCCCACAAGTCAGCCGCGCCACTAAAGCTTGGAAAGATGCAGCTAAAGCTTGTACCGGTACTCTTCTCCCACCGGATGAATATCAAGCTCTGATCGGAATCCAAACATCCTTGCGCAACCACCCTTCTGCGTCTAAAGCTTTATTTGCCGACGATGGCATCAACGAGGCTACATTTATCGCGAATGGCCTCAAATGTCGGGCTGATCGGGTTACCGAAAAAGGCATGCTGATCGACCTGAAGACCACTCAGGACGCAAGTGCTACAGCATTTTCTAAATCTGTCGCTAATTTCAACTATCACATTCAGGCGGCGTTTTACCTGCATGTTGTAGAGATGGCCACGGGTGAGCGCCCCAAAGGCTTTGCATTTATAGCCGTTGAGAAAGCGCCTCCTTACGCTTGCCAGGTGTTCATAGCATCAGATTCCATGCTCGCTGAAGGCCTTACGCAGGTTTACCGCATGCTGGAGATGAAAGACACACTGGAGGCAGATTACGGCACAGATCCTTGGCCGTCCTACTCGGACTCACCGGTCACACTTGACCTACCACGCTGGGCAATCAAATGAAGCAAATCATCGCAGCCCTAATCAAATTTCAACGAGAGGTCGGACCGATCCACAAAGAGTCGTCTGCGCAGTACGGCAAATATGCCGATCTGCAGACAGTCCTGACTAAAGTCAATCCCGTCCTCAATGAGAATGGTTTGTTTATCACCCAGCTTCTTGCTGGCAAAAACCTGATCACCGAAGTCCATCACACCAGTGGTGAAGCGTTGGTATCTGACTGTGAGTTGGTTCTCACAGAAGGACGCAATGCACTACACACTTGGGGTGGTGCCGTTACTTATCAACGAAGGTACGCCATCTTGTCGATTTTAGGACTGGCCACTGAGGATGATGACGGTGACAGTGCAGGGCATAAAATGGTAAAAACCAATTCCCTAAGTAATGTCGACGATTTCTTCTGAGTTTAATTCTGCCGAATACCTTACACCGGCTCAGCTGGTGGATAGGTGGGCAGATACACCCCTTGCTATTTCGTATGTCACGCTGGCGCGGCGGCGTGCTGCGGGCAAGGGGCCTCAGGCCTGCTATGCGGGCCACAACGACCGCGTCTACTACCACCTCGATGCCATCGTGGCATACGAATCTGCAACCAAACCACATGCCAAGCCTCAACGCATCACTGTTCAAGAACGATCGGAAGGAAAAGGAGCAACAGCCTGACTTTACAGGCCCAGGCAGTGTCTCCAAGGAGGATTTTATGTCTATCGCTGATGCAATTACAGCTGGCAGATTCAACTCTGACGACAACGGCAACATAAAGATCCGTGTCGCAGGCTGGAAAAAAGCCGCAATGTCTGGCGTCAGCTATATCAGCCTGGCTATCAGCGTAGACGACTACAATCTGCAGTCAGCGCCTGCTCCTTTTGCGATCAAGGAAGCTGAGGATCTGTTCTAATGACAGCTGCCGTCAAAGGCGACAGAGGCTGGGACAAGCAATTCCAGGCCAAAATCTCGGACCTGCACAAGGACTTTTGGGATCACTGGAAAGAAGTCGATTACGACACCGTGCTGCACACTACCGCAACGATAGTCGACATGTTGCCTAAACTTATCGAACTCTCGCATACGCGAGGTAAGCAGGGGTACAAGAAAAGATGAATCGTGATCTGATTCTGGACTGCCAATTCGGTAGCACAGGCAAGGGGCTATTTGCTAGTCACTTGGCCGCGAGGAAAAGCCCAGACACTATTGCGTATGCGCCGTCACCCAACGCCGGTCACACGTTCTACTACTCTGGCAAAAAGTACATCCACAAGATGTTGCCCAGCGGGATCAGCAGTTCCGGACTCAAGACAATCGTCTTGGGACCCGGTTCCCTGCTGGACCTAGACAGGCTCTACGACGAGATCAACAATCTGCCATTCAAAGTGGCCGTTCTCGTCCACAGGAATGCGGCTTGCGTGCTTGACCGCCACAGAGCAGCTGAGGCGAAAGGAGGCACCGCTCCTGGCTCTACGAGACAGGGCGTCGGGGCTGCCCAGGCCGAGCGTATCCTGCGCCAGCCCATGCACAACAATCTTGCGGGTGAGAATCAAGACCACAGAGTCTTTGACCATGTCAGCATCATTGACACGCCCACTATGCAGCGGGTCTACTTTGACTCCCATCAGCTGCTGATCGAGAGCTGCCAGGGCTACAGCTTGTCTGTCCTGCACGGCTTCTATCCGCACGTCACATCACGAGACGTGACAACGGCTTCGATTCTCGCCGATACCGGCGTGCCCTATAGCCATCAGATGGTAGTGTATGGCACGTTTAGGACTTACCCGATCCGCGTAGCCAACCGCCCAGAATCTGGAGAATACAGCGGGCCTGGTTTTATCGATTCGCAGGAAACCTCTTTTGAAGCTATTGGTCAACCAACCGAGTTGACTACAGTCACTAAGCTTCCGAGGCGCATCTTTACCTGGAGTCAGCAGCAGGCTATAGAAGCTTGCAACCAGAACCGTGTAGATGTCGCCTTTCTCAATTTCGCTCAGTACCCCCCTTCCTTCGATGAATTGGTCCATATTTGGGAATCTCTCGGCGAAAGCACTCAAGTGGGCTTTTTGGGATTCGGACCCAAGAGTGAAGATGTCCTCCGCGTCGGAGCCCCTTCCATTAGTCGTGACCAAGCATACGCTGCCTGGAAGCGATATCGCACAGCTGCAAGATGAAATCGCCGAGTGGGCTAACTTCACAATTCCCGACCGCACGGCCTACTCGACTGTTGCCAAGCTACTAGAAGAAATTGGAGAGCTTATCGCGTCTGAACGCATGAGTGATCCTCAAGAACTGGCCGATGTCGCCATATTGGTGCTCGATCTGTTCTACCTTCAAGAGGTAGACATGGTAGATGCAGTGCGTTCCAAAATGATGGTGAACGTACGGAGGAATTGGAGAATCGCTGACAACGGGAGCGCCAAACATGTCTGAACCAATGGATTTTGCACCACCTGCCACCAAGAAACACACCGGCCCACTGAATGGAGCTGCAGACTACCTCAAGGCTCAGTACATCAACCGTTGGGGTATCGTGTGCACCGCCAAACAGCAATCAATTGCAGAACATTCCTACAACGTCTGGGTACTTGTATCCCATTGGGGGCCGGAAGTGCTCAATCTGCACGAGTTGCAATGTGCCCAGGAGTATGCCCTAACGCATGATCTGGCAGAGATCCGCACAGGCGACTGCCCAACACCATTCAAAGACCCAATGGTCAAACAGGCCTTAGGCGAGCTGGAGATGGAAATCTGCCCGCAGATCCCTGTGACTCCTAAGATCAAACAGTTGGTGAAGTACTGTGACACTGCGGAATCAGTGCTGTTCCTTAAACTGTACGGGTTGGGCAAACATGCTGACGACGTCCGCGAGTTGCTTGCCGTGCAGATGTGGGCTCGGCTAAAAGACAGCCTGTTTTCCACAAACCAACGTCAGAAGCTACATGACCTTTTTAATGAGACCTTCCATGACATTTGACCAGATGCAGCAGGCAACAGCGATGCATTCTAGGGGACATAGTGCGCTGTCAATCGCCAGATGCTTAACCGGTGTCAGCTACCGCGAAATTGAGCAGCATTTTGACTTTCCAAAGCATCCTGAGCATTTTGGATTCACCCAAGGTTTTGCCAAATGGTTGATGGAAGACTGCAAGTACACTTGGCGCCCTAACAATCAGAACGCTCCAGACGCTCCATGGTCACGCGTACCCGGACTGGCTGAATATGAACAAGGCTGATTTTCAGAGAGTGTTGCACGAGACCAGCGACACCCTCCAAGTGCTGACAGATTCCAAAGGTCGGGAATACGCCAACAGCTGTGACCAGCTAGCCAACTTTAAACGGTTGTCGGCCCAGCTGGGGCTCACTAAAGAGCAGGTAGTCATGGTCTATCTCTCCAAGCACTTGGATTCAATCCATAGCTACGTGCGGAATCCAGATCAGGATCTGTCGGAGCCGATTCAAGGGCGCATCCATGACGCCATCCTCTATCTCGTTCTCCTCAAAGCCTGCATCGATGAAGACTAAGAGCTACAACGTTTGCGACAGATTCCCACCTCTGCTAACCGCGGCAGAGGAGATTGAAATGGGGCGCCGCATTCAAACGATGCAGAAGCTTAAGCAAAAGCCCAAGCAAGAATTAACAAAATCGGAGCTCATCCAGATTAAGCGGGGACAACGGGCGTTGAACCGTATGATTTCGGGCAATCTTCGGATGGTCGCTGGGATCGCCCGTAAGTATACCGGCATCGTCAATCATCTGTCATTTGACGACATCATCCAGGAGGGAAATGTCGGGCTCTGCCGTGCTGCGGAGAAGTATGATCCCACTCGTGGCTACAAATTCAGCACTTATGCATACTGGTGGATACGGCAGTCAATCAATCGAGCCATCAGTGACAAAGAGCGCGTAGTGCGCATTCCGTGCAACGCTTTTGAATCGATTGGCAGAGCTTTATCTTGGCAGCAAGAATTTGAGCAAAAACACGGGCATCAGCCAACAATCAATCAAGTAGCGGCTCACATCCGGATCTCACCAGAAGTTTTAGTGTCAGCACTACGTGCCTACTGGCGAGGCCCAAGCCTTGATGCTTCAGCAAAAGACAAAAACGGTCAGACAGGCGGGGCTGCACTAGTAGATCTTTTTTCTAATCCATCAGACGCGGATCCATTAGACGAAATCGAGCATGGTATGCAGCGAGAGAAGCTGTATAGCATAGTCGGCACTCTGCCTGACGTACAAAAAGAGCTGTTGGGAGAGTATTACGGACTGTTCGGGCAAGACCCTGTCAGTTTTACCGTCATGGGAAAAAAGCGCGGCGTTTCGCGTGAAGCGATCAGCCAGAAATGCCACCGTGCTATCAATGCACTGTCCATGAAAGCTCGCATGCTGCAGTAGTCAGAATGGTGCAGGTGATGCGCTTCTATTCAAGACAAACAAGTTGAGCATCCATTTCGGAAATCCGGCTAATCGCCTGGCACAGCAATCTGCGCTGGTGCCAATTTTGGCGTACCAATGCAACACATAACCCTTGGACTTCTTCGATGTCTTCGGTGTTATAAATGGAGCGTACCGACCGCTCCATTGCGAGCTCGTCATGGAGGGTTTGTTCTGCGACCATCCACTTCATGTCGTCCATCAATCATCTCCAAGATTTTGCGTTCCTCAGAATAGGGACGCCTAGCCCGAATATAGTCATGGACTGCAGGGGCTAACCACTCATGCGGCGGCCAACAGTTATTCCAATTCACAGGCTGCACACAGCCGACCACCACGGTGCTCCAGAAGGCAATTGTATAGCTCCATAGCCAGTATAGGCCCATTACAGCCTACTCATCATCGATCAGGATTACCCAGCCCGTTCCAGCACCCTCAACTTCCCAACGCTGCTTAAACGCTTGACGTGATACTTTGGCGTTTTTTCCGCCATATCGACCTACATGATTTCCACGTTCGATATCTGGCAAACCTCTTGGATCGTGCATGACCCAATCATCCTTGTCAAAACCAACGATAAGGCTCCAATGACCGCAGCCGTAACTGTCACACATTGGCGGTTCACCTCTACTCATGTCACCATGATGGAGCCATCCAACCATGACTGGACGGCCAGCTGCTAGTTCAGCTTCAATCAAGCTCCCATCGCCGTCCTGCCTAAATTCTGCATATAAGCCCAAACTTCTCAGCGCATGAATCTGAGCATCAATACTTGTTGTATCGCCAAACCGTTCTCTGATCTTGTTGTATCCATCGTCAGTTTTCACTTTTCCATAGAAGGCTGCGGCCATCGCGGCGGAAGAGCTGAAACATTCTCTGTAACCCCTGCCGCTTTTATTGTCCAGCTGATGGAAATAGGGCACCAGAATCTGCTGTGCTATTCCGCTGGCCTTCCAAGCTTCAAACCAAGCAGCATCTTCTCTCAGCAGTTCTTCAGGCAAAGCATCTTCTAGCTCTGAGATTGCTGCTAGCTGGTGTGGAGTTCCGCGAAAGTGACTGAAAAAAGGGAGAAGACTAATCACCAAAAAAGAGAAACGGTTCATTTGCTCAACGCTGGTCTAGGGCATTCCGGGCGCTGAGACAAGCCTGCATGGTAACCACTTAGAAAGAAAAATCCAGCTGCACCAATGATCGCAGTGGCTAGCGTTCCCAAGACAAAAAACCCGCCAACTAAGACCCAAGTTGGGTCAGCCTTCATTTCTCGACTCTTGCTTCAGGGAACAGGTTCTTGCTCACATACTCACAGACTTGGTCGTCGATAGTATTGTCTGTGGTCTTGACGTAAGCCTGAAGCAAATCAAGGACCAGAACTTTGACCGCTTTGCTCTTAAGGAATGAGAACAGAATCGGACGGATTAAGAACAGCATAAGAGTTTGATCATTGATAAGAGTCTAATTCCGATCACTGTGACCCTCCAGTCTTGCAAGTGATCGTTCCAGCTCACCGATTCTGGCGAAAATCTCTCTGTCCCTAGCCATCAAGTCGTTATGAAGCACATTCATACGGGTAGCTAGATTATCGACAGCTGAAGTTAACCTTACGAGTGAATCACGCCCAGCCTGACTCTGGCTATTAGCGCGGGCAATCCCAAGACCAGCCACCCCAACGGATGCTCCTGCTATGGCCGCTAAGATTTCGATCACCGCTTAGCTCAACTCTTCTATTGACAATGGTAGACCCACAAGAGAATCAAGACCATAAAGAAGGAGTCCCAATCGCAGATCTTGTCAAATGTGCTGTTTTGATTTGGAGCGCAACACTGTTGACTGTTTCTTATCTGGGTTTCTTTCCACAGATGAAGATGGACAATACCTTCGTAGCCAGTCTGCTCACCGGGGCGATGGCCTCTTTTGGTATTGAGCGTAAATCCGCCAATCAGCAAAAAAAAGTGCCACCTAAAGTTGAAACACCTACTAACACGCCTACTCCGCAATGAAACGGTTTGCTCTCTTAGCGATTGCGCTGTTCCTAGCCCCAGCAGCTCAAGCAGATCTGACACACAAAATCCAATCAAGTATTCAATTGCAGGTGGGAGGCGCGATGACCACTGCAAATCGCATTGGGTCAACTTTTTCGGTCAGCGGTTCAGGCGTTGATACGACAGACGGCACCACGGCCAATACTATCAGCACAGGTGCTATTACATCAGGTGTCTATGCCCCAGGAACCATTGCTGCAACTCAAGACAACCCTGGTTCGGCCTTCAGCTTTAGTCAGTCCTACACCCAGGCCGATGCCGTCCCAACATCGGCAGCCGCAACCGGAGCAGTCCAAAACTTTGGCAGCTTGCAATCTACGGCTTCAGGCACTGCTTCCACACTGGCAGGCACAATCTCAAGTGCGGGAGCCATGACTGTGACAGCTGGTGGAGCGAACACTCTTGGTATTGGACAATTTGTTACTGAGTTGAGCATCGATTGATGCGGTTTCTGTTGCTGCTCCTGTTGTTTGCTCCAGCTGCAAACGCTGTGCCAGTTGTGCCCAATTTTTCAACTGGCTCAATGACGACACATTCAGAAACAACCAGTAACGTCACAGAAACAATTGTGAGCGAGTCCTACGAAACTGGCTGGCAATATTCTGTTAGTGGCACCAACATAAGTCCAGTAAACGGAGCCAGCCTCACACCAGGCACAACAACGGTTAACGGATGGTCAGCTCTCGACGTAAACAACAAGCCAAGTTGGAACATTGTCAACCCTGGTGGAGCGTTTCAGTTCGTAGAAACTTACTCCGGTCCAGGTCTGTCAAACGTGACAACAATCCAGCGCGTCACCGAAATCAATCAAATCACCGACACTATCTCTACCTTCTCGCAATAGTCCTAGCTGCTCCAGCCAACGCAGAAACGATTGGTGGTGTCTCCGCCACTGCCGCGCCAACTGCTACGAGTTCGGGAAGCGTAACCAACCAAGCGGTAATGATTGCGCCATCTCAGCATCTGACGAATTCGTATGGTAATGGCATTCAATGTCAAGGCCCAATTCTTACGGTCACTCCCTATGTCAATCGATCCAAATCTTGGCAGCTTCCGTTTGAGAGTTATTATGACGACCCTGTATATGATCTCAGTGATCGGGATGATAACGGGATACTCGATAATCCTGGATCCGTCCTATATGAGATGCCAACGAGAACGGGCCAACGCGATTCGCACAACTGGAGTGGCGGACTTTCGATGCAAGTAACCATCCCCTTAGATGGTGGCCTACAAGCACGATGCAAAGCGATGGCTGATGCCAACATCAGACTGCATGAACAGCTTCTGGCTACAAAACGTTTAGAGTTTGAGCTCGCGCGACTTCGCGCCTGCGCCGATCAAAAATTACGTGGCGTTGAATTTCATCCCAAAAGCCCCATATTTAGAATTTGCGCTGACATAGTCATCAAGCCCAAGCCCGGACAGGTATTGCAGCACAAACATGCTATCCCTTCTGCTTTGCCCGTTGAGTTTTCCGGCGCTCAAACACCGATACAGGTGGTGCCTTTTTCCCAAAAGCCTTAGAGATTTTGGTCAGCGCCTTTTTGACTGCAGGCTTGATCAGTTTCAACAAAAACGGAGTGGCAAGACCTGCCGCAACACCCACTGAGGCCGTAAGAGCAACAGTCGTTGCTGCCGGCAAAGACGGGACAGCATTTAGCATCTGTTCAGGCAGCTTGATCTCTTCGTACAAGACGACACATTTGCCGTCCTGTAACTCGTAGCCTGAAATTCTTTTGTTACCACCTTGAATAACCGTACCAATCCCCTTGGCCCTCAAGGGAGGGCACCTAGGATCCTCATCAATCTTCGCTTTCGGCTTGGGAAGATTCGGCGTAGCTGGCGCTGGCGCTTGTGGTGTCTCAGGCGTCGAAGTTTTTGGCAACGGAGCAACTGGGTCAAAAACTAGCTTCGTTGGCCTGTAGTCCATTGGGTTGAACTCAGGCAAATCAATGATTGGAGTACCAATGTTGACCGTAACCGGTGGTGCAGTTGGAATCGATAACGGCGCTAAGCCATTCCAGCTCCGAATCTCGCTGATCCCAATCGTGCGAATCTCGGGCATTAAAACGGCAACGCCGGACCAGTCTGAGTTGGCAATGCAGGCATCATTTCCTTGACCTGGCTTGGCATCGCATCTGTCACCGCTCCAGAGACTAGCTCACCGACAAGAGCTTTAGCCTCATCGATTGCTTTTTCCTTTATTTCTGGCAGTTTGCTGAAAGCATAGAAGCTTGTGCCGACCAACGCTCCAGACATCGCGAACGATAAGACAGCAAGCGTGTTAATGATCTTTTGCATGTGTATAAAAAAACCCCTAGCAGTGTGAGGCTACTAGGGGCAATCCTGAGTTTAACAGGATTCTAGCTTAGAAATTGTACTTAGCACCAAGCTTGCCGCCGTAGCTGTTGTTCAAGTCGCCAGTGATTCCAGCAAGCTCTGCATAGACAGAAACCTTGTCAGAAGCAGCAACTGAACCGCCGATTTTACCGGAGAATTCCATCTCCGAATCCATGCCGTCAACGGATACGAGGGCAGGCCCTCCCTGCGCGTAGATACTATAGGGACCTTCACTATGCTCAAAGCCCATATGCAGGTCAGTGACGTTGCCTGAATAGTCAGAACCGACCCAACCCGCATTAGCCTCTATGTTGACATAGGGGCCTGCAACAGCAGCAGACGCTCCAAATGCAAGAGCACCCGCAGCGCAAGAAAAAGATTTGATCATGAAACTAAGCAAAACCAACCTGAGTCTACTTGCCCTGACCCCTAGGCAGCTTCCTTCTATGGGACGGTTTAGAATGCGTCCCATTGCCCTGGCGGGTTTTTTTTGGCTGGCTCTTAACGAATTCAGTTTCAGACGATGAGTTTTTCACTATACGATTGTCCAAGTGCTTGTAGCACCAACCGTGACTGTAACGCCAGAATTGACTGTAATGGGGCCTGCACTCATGGCGTTTTTATTGGACGTCACTGTGTAATTGTTTGAAATTGTCTGCGAGTTTTCGTAGATGCAATCGTCAGCAACAGTACCCCCGCCGCCTGCAATTTCAGCTACAGAATTGTCGTCTTTTTTAGTAAAAACAACGCCTGTGTCTGTTCTGATGGCAAGTTCGCCAACAACTAAATCTGAGGCGCTTGGGTCTGAACCGCTTGCGCGTTTGTGCTTAATTGTGTTTGCCATCAGTCGCTCCGATCAATACGTTCCGCCATCGACAACGTAAGAACTAGCGGTCCCGTTGGCGATGAACGTGATCAGATCAGATAACGCAACCTGTTTCATAGTGCCTGCATCGTTCATCACCATGCGATCAGCAGTTGCAAGCGTCGTTGAAGTCGCAGCCGTTCCACCGTCAATAATGTTTAGCTCGGTGGTGGTAACTGTTGCTCCATCAAGAATGTTCAGCTCAGCAGCGGTAGATGTAACCCCGTCAAGGATATTTAGCTCAGCGGTTGTAACCGTTGCGCCATCAAGGATTGCAACCTCTGTGGAAGCAAGCGCGGCAAGAGCGGCTGACGCTCCAGATTGGCAACTTGAGAGGTTTGTTAGATCAGCTGCAAGCGTTTGAGCCCCGATACTGGTCCGAGCAGTTGCACCAGTCTCAAGAACGAAGTTGCTGCCATCGCCAACAATAAAACCGCCATTTGTTACGGCAAGGCCGGCAACATCAGCGAGCTGTTGGTCGTAAGCCTGAACATTTGTACCGATGGCCAACCCGAGAGCAGTTCGAGCGGCGGATGCAGAAGTTGCACCCGTACCACCATCACCAACCGCAAGCGTTCCTGTAATGCTTGAAGCATCCAGCTTTAGCGCAAGCTCGGCTGACTCAATAACGAGGCCGCCGTTTGATTTCAGGTCAGCAGATATTGTGCTTCCAGATTTCTGTAGGCCATCGCCTGTTGTGATTGCACCTGCGCCAGAGAATTGAGTGAAACTCAGAGCGGTTGTACCAACCGTGATTGTTCCGTCAGTGGTCAGGACAAAGCCCTGATCCGCTCCAACAGTGCCCTGTTCAACAAAGACAAACGCACCAGAAGTTACTTCGCTATCGGCGTCAAAATCACTGGAGCGTGCCCAAGTGCCGGACTTGCAGTCGTAAATGCCGTTTTGTGATCCAGTGGACTGGTTTTTAACCAGAACACGCTCATCAGCAGAAACAGCAATGCCGTCAATGGTTTGCGTACCAGACAGCGTAATGTTTGCCGTGGTGGCAACTTTGACCGAGTCTTTAACGTCGAGTCCCGTCTTGAGCGCATCCGTATATGCTTTGGTCGCTACATCCTGCGCGGAAACCGGGTCGGCAACATTGGTAAGCCTGTTCGAGTTAATGTCGATGTTGGCCGTTGGGGCCGCCATCTGATCCAGACGGTTAACCCGAACACCAGTGTCGAAATCACTGATTTTTGTATGGGCAATGCTTGGTATATCAGCAGCAACTAACGACCTAAATGTTGGGTTTGCATCAGACCCTGTTGTTGGCCCAGCCAAAACAAGGTTTGCACCTTTGGCGTCGGTCTTGGAGATGAACGCACCACTTCCGCCCAAAGTGATGATACTGGTGCTGACCCCCGAGCCATTGTCACCGAAGCCGTAATAGAGTTTTAGGTCTGACTCATTAAAAGCTAGTTCCGAACTAGCGAGCGAAGAAGGAGCCCCATCTGCGCCCGAGGCGGCCCTTTTCTTGATGCGTAGGGTGTTTGCCATGGCTTAGAAGTTTCCGCCCTCTACTAGGGACAGTTTAGTGGTGGTCGTGTCCGCCTTAAACTCCCCAGCTGATGAGTCGTAATAGACGATACTACTCTCTACCTTAGCGTCCCCATTGAAAACAAAACCAGCTGAAGCTGGGCCTTGCGGACCTGTGGTTGTGATCGAAACGGTGTTTGTCGTCGTGTCTTCGACAACTGTGGTCTTACCGTCTGTAGTGACGTTGACTGCTGTCATGGTTCCGTATAGCCCTCAGACACAAAAATAATACCCTCTAGGTAATACTCGCGCAATTCGCTTCCGTTTTCGAGGAGCACGTCGTAATACAGCTCATCTATGAACGTTGCCGTCTGAGCGTCCGTCAGGCTGATTGTGATCTTGCCGTTGGCTCGGTCTGTGTAAGCGACTGTGAAATCCGCGTATTTAGTAGCTCGCGCCTTGTCCCATGCTTGCGCGTAGGCCGTAAAGCCGGTGAGGTTTATAGCTGCGTCGCTGCTGTCCTTAAATTGCAGGATCACGCTCCAGTCAGCTCGCCGCTGAAGCACAAAATTATACGTCCCAGGGTTGACAGCCATAAAACATCTCCTGAGCCCAAACTACTTAAAAACAGTCTAGCTGGAACAGATCGCTCTAGCCCAATGCAGTTTTGATCTCAGCCGTTGTTGTTGCGGCATCAATGCTCGTCTGCATCGTGGCGTATTTGGTGCGGATGGTTGCTCTGGCCGCTTCAGCAGCGTCAGTATCCGAACCAGGGATCTGTTTGGAAATCAGCTCATCATGCGGAGCAAATTCAGCTGTCCGCTTGGTGCGACGTAAATCGTGGCCAACAGCTTTTGATTTGGTGAGATCTTCGACCACTGTTGCCCCGGTTTTTACCCAAGCATTGCGGAATGTGCGATCTGTTGGGATCACCTCATCTTCGACAATCTCGTAATCAGTGAGACCAAGCTGTGCAGGAAGGTCTTCAACAGGAACCTCGCCTGTGGGGATGACGACTGAAACAATGCCGTCGGAATTGGTGTAGATAATTTTGCTCATGGATCAATCTCCGAAAACAGCAACATGATTATATGGTCGGTCTTGGACATTTGCCGAATTTGTTGTTTGGATTCTCATAGCAGAAGTTGTTGGTGCAGCTACGTCAAAATTTGGGCAAATTGATTGATTTGCCGTATTGCTTAAACCGCTTGTTCCAGTGCAAATATAGTTTGCATCACTCATTGCCGCAGTAAAGGTAATTGTGTAGTCGCCCGTTCCGTTGTCAGTAAGTGAAGCAACGTTATAGCTGGCCCTAATCGCAACCGTTCCAGTGCCGTTGAAGTTGATCCAAGCCTTAGCGCGACCTGAAGCAATCTCTGCTGGGGTGCTGTTGCTATTGCCTGAGCTATCTGCCAGCGTGGTGATTCTTACTTTGCCGGAAGTGTCAACATCAAGGCCGCCAGATGCGGTGCTTGTGTTCTCAATGCGATTGCATTTCAGCGTACTCATGATGCACCTCCGGGCTTAGTAGGCCAGACAGGATTGGCTGGGTCAGATGTGTTCGCAGGTAGATCCCGCAAGGCTTGACGCCATAATTTCATGTCGTCAGTAAGTGTTGCGTCAGACAACGCTAGATAGTCAGTCTCGGCAAGTAACTGATTCCGTTTGGTGCGTAGGTTCGCCAGTGCTTGTTCAGCTGCAACCTCAACAGCGGCAACCTCAACAGCCGACTGATCAAGAGTTACCTGATTGCCGTCAGCATCAAACGCTCCAGTGCCATCATCGATAGTGACAACGTTTGAATAAGCCCGATAAATAGCAGAATGGTTCATGCCGCCACCTCCATCACAGTAATAGACGATAAAGCTCTAGAGTAAAGATCGTTATCTGTGTCCGTACCGGATCGATTAATGTAGGAAGTAAAACTGCTTTGAGCTTTAAGTTGCAACTTATAAGTGACTTGAGACGTAGTAGCGGGTGAATCTAAAAACTCAAATCCAAAAGAGTGTAATTGGATTGTTGGCACTGAGTAATTAGAAACAGTTGACCTAACCCTGCTTCCAGCAGTATCGCCAATTGCCACATTGGTGCTGTCTCTGACCAAATTGACATACCAACCGCTACCAGCACTTGTTCCTCCTATGACGGAAAACAAAGCCAAAACTTTGCTTGATGCACTGCTCGGCGTAATGTTTACGCTAAGACCTGTTATGTCTACAAAACTTGCTGACGACGACGTGCTGAACGCATCGGTCTTAACTGCCTGAAGAACCTGTAAAATGTTGCCAGCACGCTCCAACCGATCAACCGTGCCAGCACCCGGCAAACTTAGGTTTACGTCACCGCCTGTAACGGCTGCTGGAACATCCAGTTCAACCGATCCAGATGTGGCCCCGTTCAGCTTAATACTCATGCTGCACCTCCGGTTTTAGGATATTTAGCCTTCACGGCGTCACAAGCTGCGTAATACTCATCAAGTTTAGCTGAATCACCTTTGCTGGCCCAATAGAGGCCATCGGCAAGATCAGCGACTGATGGATACTCAGGTGCGCGTTTAGCCTTGTATTTCTGTTCCTGGCATAAAACCCAAGCAGCTTCAAGCTCTGCATCTGTTGGCTGGGCATCAGGCCCGCTCCACTCAGTGATGGTATGTGGTGGTACGGACTGGGTGAGCTTGTAGGCATTGGCATTTAAGCCAAGTTGATTGATAGCAGCGTTAATGTCCATGATCAAGCCTCCTTGTAGATTTCAACGGTGGTGTAAATAGAGTTATACCCAGAGACGCCAGCAGAATTTCCAAAGCTTTCGCTACCGCCACTATTGGTACATTGATGCTGTATTTCAAACGCTTTGGTTCCTGTAATAGAAATCCGTACTGATCCGAATGATTTGGTTGACCCTTGGTAAGAAACAGCTGAGAATTGAGAAGAACCTGTCCCAACTGTTGTGCCATCAGTAGCGTTTTGCAAAACCGAAATATGGCCGCCACAATTGTAAGCAGGAGCAAACCACCTAATTAGATAATTACCCGCGCCTAAAGTGAATTGATTGGAACTAATTGAGACAATACCGTCAGCATCAGTAATTTCAGTGTTTAGATCTCGTATCCGCCAAGCTCCACTACTAAACGTTCCTCCAGCCGCATTGTATGCCTTTTGATCGCAAATCACTGCATAGCTGACAAATGTTTTGGTGCCCAGCTCTGCTGCAGTAATGCTGTCATCGGGTAAGCCACCAGCCGAGACGCCAGTAATTGTTCCTGAACCGTTGATCGTGATTGCCATAACTAGGAGATGACGAGGCGTGTATTAGCGGGAATCGTCAACGACACCCCTGTGTTCACTGTAATTGGCCCCACAGCATGGAAGCCACGGCTTGCAGTCAGTGTAGTGTTGCTTGAAACGATGAGCTTGTTTTCATAAAATACCTCATCAAAAGACGCACCACCAAGGCTGCCCCAAGCGCCACCGGCATATCCTTCAAATCCTGCGGCGTCGCTGTTATACCGGATGTCTCCATTGGTAGGCGACCCAGGCCGCTGGGCTACCGTTCCAACCGGCAGCTGTAATGCCGTTGTGGTATTCAGAACCACGTCACCCGTAAAGGTCGCCCCAGCCAGCAGAGCTGAACCGAAATTTGTCAGGCTGTAATCACCAACCGTGATCCAAGCGTTATTGGCTGCATTCCGAATCTTGAGCAGCGTTGCATTCGTGTCAGCCCACCACTGGTACGCATAAGTCGTACTGGGTTCAGAAGCTGAGCTGTTGTTGCTGACAATTGCTGCCAGCGCATTATTCAAATCACTACGAACCGCACTGCCCGTGGCATTTGCAATTACATAGTCGTGCGTTGCCACAAACTCAGGTCAACTGTTTCGATTTTAGCCTAACTTGCCGAACCCCACCGCGCTGTAGTTGAAGTTTCGGTCAACACCACTATTGGACGAATTGAAAAACGCCACGCTGAACCCAGTTGCAGAAACACTCGACAGCGTGAAATAATCACCGCTTTGCATGTTTTGGGCCGTAATTCCTACCGCTGGCAGCTTGGTGTTGCTGCCCAGGATGCTTGACGTTCCAACAAAAAACGGGTTGGTAAACGTCACTGCCTTGGTTCCTGTTCCGCTAGCGATGACAGCCTCGCTTTGCTCAGTGCGTCGATCAAGTTGAGCGACATACCCAAGCTCATCAACCAAGATGTTTTGAGACGTGTTGCTTGACTCAAGCTCGGCCTTGAATTGAAAACCACGGCCTTTAAAACTACCGTTAGCAAACTCGTTCCAGATCCCATAAGTTGGGGAACTTGACGGGTTGTCGTTGGTCTTTCGCACGTAAAGCTTGGCGTTAACTTGATCAACCTCGCTCCCGTCAAACTCATCCCATGAATCGATGTTTGCTGTTCGAGAATCGATCAGATCGGTGGGGTAAATGCCACGAGTGATGAAACGCCTAGTCAGCTCAAGAGCAAACACACCTCCTAGATCAAGCGTGTTTGCAAATTGATATTCAGCACTGGTCAACACGTTCCCGCTGCCGTCCGAATTAATAATCAGTGCGTCATAGGTTGCGTCATAAGCGCAATCAGTCTTGGTTCCTCCAAACGGTGGTGAATCCTGATCTTCTCTCCGCGCCTCTAGTACCAGTTTTCCTTGTGGGTCAGGCAGATCAATGATGACGCTTGTTGCTGCTGAACTTTGACGCCCGCCGTCATCCGCAAACTTAACCAGAACCTCGCCTTCAACCAGTGGGATCTTTGCGCTAGTCGAACTGCCAGCTACGGCCTTGATCAGATCGACAGAATTTGACCACGTTCCAGAGCCATCAGTCTTGCTCGAATGCTTGATATGAACGGTGCCGCCGTGTCTCACGTCAACATCAACAGTTTCAGTCCAACGCAACGTGCCTTCTTTGTCGCTGGTGGCCTCAAACGTTAGCTCTTGCACATTGGCTGGAACAGCAGTCTTTCCGACAGCCGTGAAGCTCAATGAGGCGAAATCGTTTGATTGCCGTCCCAATGAGCCAATAGCAAAAATCTGAATTGCATAAGTTGCGGCTCTTGCATCCAAGATCTCGTAATCAGTTGAAGTGACGACAGTGTCAACAAAGTTGTCGCTATCCGCTCGATAACGAACTTTGTATTGGGGCGCTCCCTTAACAGCTGACCAAGAAACAATAATCTTGACTTTTGCTTGGTCGTTGTTGACATAAAACTTTTCAACTGCTTGTAGGTTAAGCGGTGGCTCAGGGATTGGACTAAGCGTTGTAATTGATCGATCTGAAAGCGTTTCCCCGCGCTCAATATGTGCGTACTTGCTTGCGTTGTACTTCAGACCCGTAATTGCATATACGTTGCCTTCGCTTTCAGCAACTGACAACACCCGGTATTGCTGCGTTTCGACCGCATCGGTTTGAATAATCCAAACACTGTTGACGTTTGGTGTTGTCGTCCAATCGCCATTGACAGTAATCACAGCACCATCGCGTGAACTTATTGTCTTGGCCTCTAACGTTCCATCCGGCAGCATCACGCTCAACGTTGCATCACTGCTAGGTAAGTCTGTTTCATCATCAACCGTGACTGTATTGGTCCCAGATGCAGCAATCCTTCCGCCGTAGCGAACACCAGCTCTAACAGGATCTTGAACATCAATCACCGCCCCAGGGCGCACCAGAACGCCTGCATCAATAGACGCAGCAAAGCTGATCACCTCAGTTTCGTTTTGCTCAGAAAACAAGATCCACGAACCAAGCCGGTGAGCCTGGCCGCGTGACGTACAAGCAAACGCCTTTACCTGCGTTGCCACCCAGCCATATTTAGCAATGGCATCACGGTCTTCAACTAGCTCGTAATTCTGCTCTCTTGTCTCAAGATCTAAATAGCTAACGATTGCAACCGTGTGGCGTGTCTTTATGTCAGACCCTGCGTAGCTAAAGCCATCTTCTGTTACGTTGGCGCGGTTAAATAGATACGTTGAATCAGTTGGTCGATCCTGCGAAATCGTTAACGATCCAACTGACCAGAACGGCTGCGAGCGCATAACGCTGCATAGATCGTTCACTAATTTATAGGCTTCATATTGATTTTGGATCAGGACGTTACAAGAGAAACGCGCTTCCTGTCCGCCTTCTCCATCATCAACTAGCTCATTTGCGTGCGTACTAGCGGCAAGAAACGCAAACTTATCTAGCTGTGCTTCCGCAACGTGATCACCAAATCCATACCGCTTGTTGATCAAGAGGTCATACAAAATCCAAGCAGGGCAGGTTGTCCATTGCGCCGCTCCAAATGTCCCGGTCCAAACCCCGCTATAGGTCAGCCTGCCTGTTTCACCGTCAACAGTTGCATTATTTGGGATCTTGATTTTAATTCCACGGATTCGATAGGACCGAGGAGGAATGCTGGAAAACTGTTCAGCAGAAAAACGGACAGCAGATAACGCGCTGTTTGGATAGCGTAGTTTTTTGCGAATAATTTCTGAATACGAGGACCAGAAAGAAGAGCGCACGTTTTGGTCTGTGCTGTCTGCGGTTGTTCTGACAACGCGAATATCAACAGGAAAATCTCCAACTAAATCAATTAAATAATCACGTTCGTATTTATCTGCTGTTCGTCCAGAAATGGTGCGGTCTCCGCCAATCGTTGTAAAGCCACCACCGTTGTATTGAACTTGAAGTTGATGGTTTACGCTGCTGCCAAGAATATCGCCTTGATCATTACTGCTTTCAAGTCGTGGAACTGAGATCGTAAAGCGTACAGAATCAACGTTTGTATTAGTAATTTGCCGAGTTACTGTATTTGTGTCTTCAAGGTCAACATTAACGCTAACAATGTTTTCCGCATCGCCAAACCCTTTGGAGCTGATATGCGTCTGGGCATTGGTTCCATATCGATTAGTAACATCAACAGCTTCAAAATTGTAATCAGAACTTTGCAGATCAGTAACGTCTGCTTCGGACCGCAAGATTGGGGTGTTGCTTAAGAAAATGTCTTTAAGTTTGGCCAGGTTGTAATTTGTTGTATCGCGAGTATATGCACGAGCAGACGGGAACCCTTCGATTTCGCCTTCTGAAATTAAATCTAATAACGTTGCAAACTGACTAGAAGCTAAATTGTCTGGCGTTCGTGTTGGCCGCCTAGCTGGTGGCGCAACAACTTGCCGAGTGACATAGGTGTTGTTAACTGTTTGTCTACTACCGCCGCCGCCGCCGCCGCCAGCACCAATGATCTGCTTGGATTGCTTGTCAGTCATGACTAAATAGTATCGGTGTCAAGGCCAGCGGAAAGGACAATAGAACCAACAACGGTTTCGCCATAAACAAGCGGGACTGGAGTTCCTACATTGCTGGTGTTTTGAATGCCACTAAAGCTGTAAGACTCTTGTGGGTCTAATTCTGATCTCTCTGTTGTGGTTTGACGCCTATTGCCGCCGCCCATTGAAACAGGGCCAAATTCTCCAATCTGAGGCGTTGGCGATAAAAGCTGCGATACCCCGCCAAGTATTAGGCTTGCACCGACTGCGCCAATTGAAACAGCAGTACTTAGTCCAAATCCCAGACCAACACCAGCAATCAGTCCTGCGCCAGCGGTTACAACTGCAAACGCAATTATCGCGACACCAGCAATAATTTTGCCAACAGGACCACCCGCGCCACCAATGACAGGCACAAACTTGATCGTTTGACTGGCTGGACTGTGCAGCTCTTCTAAATCTGATTCATAACCATCAACAATCACTTTGTAATGCTGATCAGCCATATGCTGCTCAAGCCCTGGAAACTGATAAATCAACATCCTTAAAGCTTCGGCAGCATTGCTTACCTCAGCCATAAAGCTTCGCTGGCCAATAAATTTGGCAAGTGAACCGTAGAGCCTAACTTCTCGTTCCATGCCTTAACACCCGTCCTGTGCATTTTAGTAGCCATTCGCCCAATAAGTCACGGCTTGACAGGCGTCCCCTCAAGTGATGCAACACGGTTTGATCGCCAATGTAAACAGCAACATGATTGAGCTTGTTTGAATCAATAGCCATCAGCATTGAGTCACCAGCCTGCATCTCAGCAATGTCCACCTCGTAGAAGCCTGCATTCTTCCAGCAGTCATCAAACATTGGATTTTCGTTGAACTCGTCTGG